TTACAGGCTCACTAGAAAGTGGGCTTGTAAGACTTACGGGTTAACAGATGCCGATCTTGAACTTCTAATATTTTTAGATTGTCAAAAACGGTTTACAAGACAAGAATTTATTGATGGTACTTACACCATGAGCTGGGACAAAACTCGGTGGGACAAACTAAGGAAGTTAGGCTGGATTGAAGTGTGGAGACACAGGAATAGAACGACGATAAAATACTCAGTATTTAAAACATCGTTTAAATGCCAGCAGTTGATAAGTAGAATATACAGAATACTACTTGGTGAAGAAGATATGCCAACATCTGAAAGAAGTGTATTTTACGATAATAAAACATATACTGATAAAGTCTTTAACAAGGCGATAGACGATATGATAAAAGACAAAGATAGATAATGGGATTCAAACTAGGTAGAGGCACGAGAGATATTGCTGTTAACGGCAGAATAATCAAAAAGCATAGGTTTGGCAAAGAAGGTGGAGATCCACAGGCTTCAGTGCCAGGCACTCCTGTTATCAGAAAAGATTTAGGCGAAGGAATACTAGGCGAAGCTAATATGGATGGTTCTATATACATTAGCGACAAGTTAGTTCCTGGCAGCGCTGAAGAAAGACAAGTTATCAACCATGAAATGAGACACGCTACAGACATGAAAGTAGGTAAGCTTGCTTATGGTGATGATTATATAAAATACAACGGTGAAACGTTTATGCGTCAAACTATCAACGGAAAAGATATGATTAATGTTGATGGGCAATGGAAAGAAGCTGGTGACGGTGGTTTTCCTTGGGAAAACGATGCTAATAATGGAAACGAACATTAATATGATACAGAATATAATGGGAGGGCTTTTAGGTAAAGTCTTAGACAATGCAGAAGGAATACTCGACAAGGTTATCACGACAGATAAAGAAAGAGATCAAGCAAAGCTGGCTCTCAAGAAGCTACTCTTGGAAGCAGAAAAGGAAGCGTTTGCAAAAGAGGTCGAAGATCGCAAGTCTGCAAGAGATATGTATAAGGACGATGCTGTTATTCAAAAAGTATTAGCAACGTTATTTACTATAGCTTATTTTGGCATTACATTTATAATGTTCAATTATTTTGTAACTAAGAGTATAGATCTTGGTGAATTTGAAATAAGTTTTATATCAAGCATCTTTGGTGCAATGAGTGCTAAGGTAAATACAATAATAGACTTCTTCTTCGGTGGAAGCTCAAAGAAAAACGAACAAATAAACAATAAATAAAGTTATGAGAAATTTTACAATAGAAAAGCAGTTAACTATAGCAGCTTCAAAACAACACACTGCCTTTAGTAGCGGCGACCTTATGGTTGATTGGACGGCTTTGCAGATACCAAAAGGCGCTTGTAAACTAGTAAGTGCGACGTCATTAGTTAGACCAAAAGGAGATGCCAGCCCAACAGATAACAATCTTGGTTTTACTCTATTGTTTTCAAAAACAAATACAGTTTCTTTAGGAACTGTAAATGACGCTGTAGCCCCCAGACCTAGTAATGATATTATTGGAGTAATATCTTTTGACAGTCTTAGCTACGGTCCAACATCACTAGTAAGTACTGCTGTAGCTACAATAGGTAATGACATTTCTAATCCAACTCCACCGTTAGTTCTTCAAGGCGATCCAACTACAGGTGACAACGTGGGTTTTGACGAAATATATGTAGCTATGGTTGCAGAAGGTAGTTTTGATTTTACAAGTATTAACGCTGTTAATGAAGCTAGTTTTAATGCAGGAGCTCAAACAGTTATTACAATGGACGGTACTGGTATGGATGTACGTGAGCATTTTGCGATTGGTGATATTTTGCATGCTCAAGACGATGCTGTTTTAGGTACCGTTGCTAGCGTAGACAGTGCTACTCAACTAACATTAACTGCAGCTAATACAGCTGCTATAGCAGAAGATGATATTATCTACAACATAAATCCTGTTAAAATTATACTAGGATTTGAAAAATAAAAAACAACAATTAACTTAAATTAAATTAAATTATGGCAAAAAGAAAGACGGCAAAGGTCAAAGACCTTAGGCCAAGTAAAATCAATGATGAGCAACTAAAAGAAGTTCAAAGCGTTATAAACGCATCAAATCAAATCAAGCTAGAAGTAGGTAACATAGCCGCTAGAAAGCACATGCTACTTCACGAGCTTGACAATGTCAACAAAAAGCTGTCTGAGCTTAACGCTGCTTTAGAAAAAGAGTACGGTAAAGTTGATATTGACATTAATACTGGAGACATTAAATACTCAGAAGATGAGCAAGCTGATTCGTAAAATAACAATCGGTAAAGACTACAAAATTGACGCCATGCACTATTCTGTTGGACAGGATGTGTATGGTGGTCATACTATTTGTGACATTATAGAAGAAGACGACAAGTACTCTATATACATCAAGAAAAATAAAGATGTATTACCGTGGAAAGATTTTAATAAGAATATGGCTATATCTATTGAGTATAATTTAGAGTATTAGTGAAAACACCGTTTAATTTTATTATTGAGCCTAAAGGTACTAGGTACAACAACACTGCTAAGGTAGAAGATAAAGATTTAATTTTAAACTCTGAAATACAAAACCACGAGTTTGTTAATAGAGAAGCTATAATAAAAGCTGTTCCTACAGCGTTTGACACTAAGATTAAAGTTGGTGATACTGTAATAGTACATCATAACGTGTTTAGAAGATGGTACAATGCTAAAGGTGAAGAAAAAAACAGCAAAGCTTTTATTGACGAAACTACTTACGTGGTTAGTTTAGATCAAGTGTTCTTGTACAAGTCAAAAGACAAGTGGAGAGCTGTTGATGGTTTTTGCTTCGTAAAGCCTATTAAGCAAAAAGACAAGCTAAATCAAGAAATAGAACAAAGTTGTGTTGGTATTGTAAAATATACAGACGGAGTTAATAGTATTGGAGAGCTCGTAGGTTTCACGCCTTTCTCTACTTACGAGTTTATAATAGAAGGCCAAAAGCTTTATAGAGTCTATAATAAGTTTATTACAATTAAGTATGAATATCAAGGAGACGAAGAAGAGTATAATCCAAGCTGGGCATAGAGCAGTTGAAGAGCTTATTAAAGTAGCTAAAGAAGCTATCGTTGATAGTGGCGATGATATTACGGCTGATAGGCTTAAAAACGCTGCCGCTACTAAAAAGCTAGCTATATTTGATGCTTTTGAAATACTAAACCGTATTCAAGAAGAAGAAAACTTATTAGAAGGTAAAGAGCCAGAAAAGAAAGAAGAAAGAGTGTTTAAAGGCTTTGCTGAAGGAAGATCTAAATGAGTTACGAGCAAACGCTATATAAAATAGTTGAACCTATTAAAAAGACTACTTTAAGTAGACTTAATAAAGGTAAGAAATGGGATTACGGCTACAATAAAGAACATGATATTGTAGTTATATCTAAAACTGGCCAAATAGGTGATGTCTATGAAATACAAGGCTTACAAATAGCTTTACCTAAACAACCTAAAAAAGTACATAGCAACGAGCAAGATAAGTGGAAGCAGTTAGACAAACCAAAGCTATTAGATAAGATTAAAACTATATTTGACTGGAAAGCATATCCAGACGAACAAAAAGAACAATGGTACGATTATATAGATGAAGAATTCAAAAGGCGTGACGAAGGTTTCTGGTTTCAGAATGCTAGTGTTCCAACTTATATTACAGGAACTCACTATATGTACCTCCAATGGAGCAAGATAGATGTAGGTGCTCCAGACTTTCGCGAAGCTAATAGATTGTTTTTTATATTTTGGGAAGCTTGTAAGGCTGACAAAAGATGTTACGGCATGTGTTATCTTAAAAATAGACGTTCTGGGTTTTCTTTTATGAGCTCTGCTGAAACCGTTAACTTAGCTACAATATCGAGTGATAGTAGATATGGAATACTATCCAAGAGTGGTGGTGATGCTAAGAAGATGTTTACTGACAAGGTCGTGCCTATATCAATAAATTATCCTTTTTTCTTTAAACCTATTCAAGATGGTATGGACAGA